TACTTCCAATATTTACATATGGGGTAATTGAGAAATTAATTTGTAATAAAGCTGGATTAGGATTTGTAAAGCTTAAACTTCTTCCAATACCATTCAATGACCTTAAAGCATACTCTGATGGAGAAGCAGGAGTGGTTCCTGAATTCCTTATAAATGCAAAGTATGATTGCTCTTTCTTTTCAAAATAATTAGATTGCACAAAACCACCTGATTGTATATCAGTATATAAATCTGCATCCCAAGTATCATCCCCTTCTATATTTAAAGTTTTAAATAACTTATTCTGCAATGGAACATCATTAAATACACTTTTAATAGTAGCTTCTGTGAATACCCCATAAAATGTATTTCTTTGAGACCCGGTATTGTGTCTGTACAAGTTACCACTTTTAAAAGTGTAGAAAAAATTGTTCATCCCAATCATGAAGTCAGGATAGAAGGAGTAGAAGGATACCCATCCATCTACTCCCGGACTATATGTTAATGTATAATTTGACATTTTATTATAAAAGTGTATTCAAGTACACTATTAACAACATGCTATTGAAGTAATTGTCATTAATGGTGGTGTAATTATAATGCTACCTATTTCTGCACAAGCATTAAAAGCATATCCCGGATTTACCGTTACAAATTGTATTGCTCCTCCACAGATAGTGTATTGAACTCCAATAATGAGATTGGTAGTATTAACCCCTGTGTATGTTCCACATACGTCATTACAAGTAACTCCCGGTGGTATTGATGCAATAGAATCTGTAGCAGATGCACCTGTGTATGATACTACTGTCCATCCACAAGAAGGACTCCCAGCAGTTACTACAAATGTACCTAATGGAATCACAGGTCCTACATATGATGCGACTACAGTTGCTGCCGATGCGCAGTTTTGCAATACATAGTTACTTCCATATTCGCAAGTTCCAAACAATACAATAACTCCGTTCTCTACTCTAAACCAATTGTAAGGAGGAGGGCAAGCACTTGGTGCGTGATAATATCCATCAGGTAATGGGAACTGCCCATTTACATCTTGGAATACTAAATCATAGTATCCAAGCGTACCCCCTGAACCATTTACATAGTTTACATAGTATGTTTGAGATACAGAACCACCACAAGCATTGAAAGCATCCGATTGAGTTCCTGATGAACTGAATGAAGTCAGATTAGATGGACAAGAAATTCCAATTGTAAATGGTGATGCAGATACACATAATGAAATGCAAATAATCCTTACAGTACTTGGAGTCGCAGATGTCTTTGGTATTACTAGATGACAAAGACCCGGAGCTCCCGGTGTTAATTGGGTAGAAGCAGGAACCACAGTAACATTAGTTGTGGTAATACCCGGATTGTACCCTGTTAACCCATTCCAGTAAAGTACGGGGATATTTGACCAAGGACTATTAGGTATTATTCCACAATTATATGCTGTGTCTCCTACATATATAGGCTCTGCACTTGCTCCTGATGCTAAGTAACCAAAAGTATCTGAGCTTACAGAATTATATATTAATCCGTTGTACATAGCTATCATTCCAATAGGACCATTACCCGGTGCTAATATTACCCCAATAGCACCAATAGAACTACCCATATCCACATCTAAAATAAAGTATCCTTGCCCAGTTCCTGTCACTCCAACAGCAGGACAATTATGAGCACATGAAGGACAAGTATTTTGTGGTAGCAATGAACATGAAACTAATTGTCTTACGATAACACTATCAGAATAATATCCATCAGGAGCACAAGTAGTCATGTTAGCATCTAAAAATATAGCTGTTGCTGACGTTAAGTTTGGACCATTTAAAAAATATGGAGTAAGAGCTATACAGTTACAGCAAACATCTTGCTCACTAACGCCTGAGTGACATAAAAATACTTGACTTGCTGCTCTGTAATCCCATATTAAATACAAGTAATCTTGTAATGTACCACAATTAAAATTAGCTTGTGCTATATTCCCTGATTGAGTTATAGGAGTAGCATCAGAAGCAAGACTAATTACCGCATCTACATCTATTATATTGTTGTCGTATAATGTATTTGATGTATAATATTTTAATTTGTCTGTAGTTAAATCAAAATTAAAAGTATCAGGAGGTATTTTATTTGAGTACATGTATACATCGCTATTATTTATAGGAATAGAACCAAACCCTTGAGCCCCTGTTGTTGCCCCATAATAACTTACAAGAGGGATTGATGTACCTGATGCAAATGTTACAAAACTTGTTTGCAACGGAGATACATAAGAACCATTTTCGTATCTGTATTGAATATGATTTGTTTGACCTGAATCTGAATTATTAGTTACTACAATTTCAATAACAGTTAATGATATTTGATTTGGGCATCCAACATTTACAGCAAGAACTACACTACCACTCGAAGTAATAGTTATCTCAGTTTGTTTTACATTGTTTACTCCTTTGTTAAATGTCAATACCCCACTTACATTTACGCTGTTAGTAGTATAAGTAACTGAATTGTATACAGCATCTATTACAAAGCTTCCTCCAGCACTAATTGATAATACAGTATACTCAATATCAACATCCCCTACATACTCACCTAAATTAACACAATAAGAAACAGCATCATTTGTTAAGCTAAATGTTTGAGATACCCCACAAGACAAACATTGGATAGGTTGAGGTATTTCTATTGCATTGCTAGTAAGGACATACTCATTCATATAAGGGTCATATCCTCCAAGTTTTTGAGTATTGAATGAAGATATAAATAAATCTCTAAACCATGTTCTCATTCCTTGTTCTGATACAAGTTTTAATTGGTCATTTGTATAGCTATTACCTCTTAATTGAATAACTGCACCACGTTTAGCATCTGTAAAATATCTATCGTATCCCCAATGCACATAACTTTCAGGATGATAACTTATCCCATATTTTTCTGTACGAGCTATCTGTGTCCCCAATACTTCAGGAACAGAAGTGAGAGTACTTCCACCAGCAGCATCAGATAAAAGATTTTTCCCTGCAAGCACATATGATATTTTATCTTCCTGTAAAACAAGCACATCTGTTTCACGAGCATCTAATAATTGAATTGGTCCAAATGCATCTTCGCATTGTTTGAAATTTAATAATCCTAAATTGAATTCATTTAATCTATTTGTATTGCTTTCATCATAGTATACGCCACTATATGTGATATCAGCAAATCTGTCTATTCGTCTATAATCTTGAGAAGCAACAGCTGTTACTCTGTTCCCAAAGTCAAAAGATTTTCCTATAATTGAATCACGAATCTTATAACTCTCGGCTCCATTACCAAATGAATAACAATTGGCAAATCCAGTATTAATTATCGCATCAAGAGATGATGTTTGATTTTGAATATTTCCTTCATGGAATCCGTTAGTAATAGGTAATGAAAGATTGTTTTCATAAAATATATCGGGGTTAGCATCTTTTGGTTCTGTTTCAAATATTAACAAGTTTGTAGCACGGAATACCTCTACAGTAGCTTGAATAGATGAAGTTGTTCCATCTCTAAACCAATCATCACACGCAAAAGTTCCTGTCATTACTAAAACAAGTTCATTGGTTGATGGATTACGATACCATCCAAAATAGTTTGTACATAAACTGCTTGGGATACCAGTGGGAGAAGCCAATGACCCAATATACTCCCCTTCAGGAGTACAGTTGTTTCCTCCTGCTACGCCTACTCCATTTTCAACTACAATACCTACATTATCTCCATTCCACCAATCAATCATGCTATCATAATTCTTTGATGATATCAATGTGGTATCTACAGTATACTTGCGTTTTTCACAACTATTGTTACCATCTCCTGTCCCATTACGAGTGAACTTAAAAGATAATCTAATACGGCTACCGGCAGGGACAGTATAATCATCCCACATCCCTGTAGCTGGATTCTTTATGTTCATTGGGTATTGTAATCTTGGGCTTACTCCTCCATCGTCTTCGTTAACATTGTATGTTCCTTGAGAAACAATAGCATTATCATCAATCTGAACATTGAAATTACTCGGATTAATTTTCATATATACTCCTGATGGAACCTGAATTTGTATATTAGGGTCTACTTGACTATAAACAGTAATAAAGTTTTGAGTCTTTGATTCCTTTTCCAATACAGTAGCAAATGTGCATTGCTGAGTAGCTCCTACGCTATCAGCTTTTACAATTAATCTATCGCCTTGACTTACTTTCCTTGCATTTTCTCCTTCCAATAAGAAGTATGCATTATTTGAATTTGGGTCAATAAAGAATATAAGAGTGTATATTGTCTCATATAACGCTGTATCAGGTTTAATAACAAATTTATATCGTGTTGCCCAATAAGGGGGTTTTTGTGTAGGTGGTATGTTTACATACGCCATGTTCTGTAATGCTGAATTAGCACAAGGTACAAACAACGTATTGTTATTACTTACTAATGCAGTAGTTGCCCTATTATAGTCATCCATATAAACAATACCAATCTCATACCCACGATTACTGTGTAAGCTTAATGGGTTTGATATTTCTTGAAAGTTTGCTTCAATACCATTTATATAATAATACTCATAAGCAGTATATGTAGGAGCTACAAGGTCATCTACATACGCAACTACAGGCATAACAAATCCAACTGTGGATGTAGCTGGAGTTGTTACCACATATATTGGTTGACCTAATGCACTTATACCACTCCCATATTTTAAATATGTAGATAATTGTTGAGGTACAGAACAGTTAAATTTATCTGTGAATGTTGTTCCATTACAAGCATTTGCAATTGGTTGTATATTGGTTGATGTACCTACAGCATTCTGAAACTCAGGGCTAGAAGCAAATTCATATGCTGAAGTATAATTTTTAACCAAAACATAAGAGAAACTTATAGTTACATCATTTGTTTGTGCAGAAGGGAAAGGAAGACTCCCGGTAAATAATGCATGCGTGAATGTAAATGTAAATGATATAGCAGAACCTTTGCTTAAAGTTAATCCTGCTAAAGTTATTTGTAAAATAGAATCTGCTACAGTTTGACTACCATTAATAACATAAGTTGCTGTTCCTGTACCACTTACCATTGGGGTAGACCCAATTTCCGCAGTAACCACAGTAGGATAATATTCAAACATCACATCATTACCATCATTATCAACTAAATCATATCCTTCTACATAATTAGCAAACATCAATCTATTACCCATAATTGTTTGAGCTTTAGCTTGAAGAGGAACATTATCGTATAATCTTAATATCTCTGAGTCAGGAAGTATAGTGAAGATTTTACTATTACTAAATTGATAGTTGATATCTTGGTTATCTACATATCCAAGTTCTTGCTTATTCAACTTTTCAATAACTTTGATTACGTTTGAATCAGCTTCTTTAAATAATAAATCAATACTCTTTACAAGTGGTCCACCAGTATTAAATGTAACTTCAACAGCATTGGTTTGATTTATCATCCCTTCGTTTAGATAACTATTAATACTAAAATTAAAAGGTTGTGGAGTAAATGAAGGTTCAGTAAATTGAGATGTAGCTGAATATTCATTATCAGCATATTGATATCTATAAGCAAAACATAAGAACCTAGTTTCCATAAAGTTCTCTTGACCATTTGTAACGTATGGTCTTATCCCCGGAGATTCAATAGGTGGTCTTTTAATTACTAATATGTCTTCTGATGTAATGGTATCTATATTACTTAAAGGGACTGAGTATCCTCTTGTTATATTTATAAATCTTGGAGGATTATAATCATCTGTCCAGAATAATAAGTTCTCAGTTGTAGTTCCTGTCTTTATAAGATTAATCCCAGTTATCAAATAATCTGAATTAAAATTTAAAGTAGTATCTACATTGTTCCCATCATTGATGCTAACGATATGGTAAGTAAGAATATTTGTATTGGTATTGAATGATACCACCAAATCAAGTTTTCCTGTTGCACCTACTGGGAAGTCAGGGTCATGGACAAACCAATATAATGTACTTGCTTCTCCATCTTGATATGCCCCAATGCATTTAGCATTGGCACTTAATGCAGTTCCATCAATATAAGTCAATGATGTTAATCCTTCATTCCCTTTAGTATTTTCTATAACACCAATTTCGGACATCTCCGTAGAGCCCATCCTAATATTCATGGCATCAATGTATTCACCATTGGGAACAAGTCTTTCATCAAAGACTTTATTCATTCTTCCTGTTATGAAGTTTCTTGTTATGTTTGTCATATTACTTTATCCACTTATCCATTCCCCGAAGATTCATTAGCAATCTACCCGGATGAATGTTACTGATTCTAATTTTAGCATTACGCAATAATGCTGACTTTTCTTTTCTTGAACGAGCTACAATATATTCTTGAATACCTAATTTAGATGCAAGCATTTCATGTTGAATATAAGCATATACATAATGTTCAAATAATTTATTTACTGATATAACTGACTCATCTCCATTTTCCATCCCGTCAGAAATATATTCAAGTATACAAGATTCATCTCTCATATCACTATTAAAAACTATTACTCCTCTCTTTTTATCTACATTAAATGTAGGATTAAAGTTTGCAGTTTCAGTATCTAATCCATAACGCTCTCCAAATGAATAATCAAAATACCACATCCCATCCATATACCATCCTTCTTGACCATCAAACATATGACCGGGATTTAAATAAATATTTCTCTTACCTCCTTTTAACCTATCAAAATCAATAGTTGAATTTTGTGGTTCAAGAATGTTTCCATTTTGGTCAAATAAAATATCACCATTGTTATTTTGTAAATAAGCACTTGAAGATAATGCTTGGATATTTTCTGTTAAGGGTCTTAAATATCCATCCTTATATAAAGAAATACGTACCCAATTGACATAATCTGATGGGAGAACAAATATCAAATTATCTGCCACAGTAAGTTCAAGTACTTTAATTTCTTTAAATGCATCGTAGTTTAATTCCTGAATCGCTCTCTTTGCATGGAATAATATTTTATATCGCTCTTCATTATTAATTAATGAATGATTTCCTGTGTACATTAACTGAAAATTCTTTACGATATCAGCCAAGCTGACATATTGGTAAGACCCCCAGTTTTCATCTGTAGGGGTAGTTCCATTATTTGTATAGTATTGATACTGTGATATATATGCCATAACTATTATTGTTGCGTGATATTTGTAGGTTGTTGGTGAGCTTGTTGAGCCATACCAAATTGCGCAACTTCTGTTTCTCTGATAGACATACCAGCATACTCAAGTATTTTTGTAATTAACTTATACTCATAATCTGCTGACAATTCAAAGTCCTGATAATCAGGTTGAGTTTGGTCAAACGATGGTTCACCATTACTTAAGTTTATATAAGTCCATTTTGGAGGCAATGGAAATCTAAAATAATTTGCAATAACTTGACCTACATTTTTATATGTAGGTGGCATTATAGTTATTTTATTTGCTTGTAAAGTAAAAACAGGGAACAACGTAGATGGAGCAGTTAATAATGATGTGCTTAACAATGTAATTTGACTTTGAGGAATTTTTTCAGCCTCAGTAGCCGAGCTTGCTTTATATATAGCATATGTGTCTCCTATAGTTACAAAGATATCATTATTAATAATAATTGCAGTATTGCTTATTACTTGAACAACTTGAGCTACTTCGTTTGTAAACCCATTTACAACAATATCCCCAGCAACAATACCAAGCGTAGTAAATGATGCTGTTGAATCAATAAGTTCTGCTGATACTACACCAGTATTGGTTGCTGTTATATAGTTATTAGGATAGCATACTACTCTTAATATCATATATGGGTCACTCCCAGTAGTAATTAATGAAGGTTGATAATATACATTACCAATATAAAGGCTCAATGCTTTTGTTTCGTTAAATATTTCTAATACTTCTTGATATGTTCTTAAAACATCTGCATATCCTTCATTAATTTGTCTTGTATTCTGACCAACAATTAATTTATTGTAGGCTGAAAAAACTTCTTCATACATCTCCATTTGAGCTTGAGATGCAAACAAATTAAAATCAGAAGGGGATATATAACCATAGTTATTCTTATTCAAAATAGACAATACGGTATTTCTTACTTCGTTAATCATTGTATCTTTTTATACAAAGATAAATAAAAAAAAAGAGGGTGCATCAACACCCTCATTTTTACCTAATAAATATATGGAAAATTAAATATTTGCTTCTAGTAATTTTAAAGCTTCTATCCCTTCATCTGTTTGCAGATGCATTGTCACAGACATATATGGGTCTGTATCAAAAGGAATATTCATAAGTTTCTTTTTATTGCTTGTTGTATTAAACCAAACTTCTTTAGTTCCATTTTTGAAAACTAAAATGCTTGATGCAAAAAACTTATGTACGTTAGCTTCAAGCTTTAATAATGGGTCATTAATAACATCTAAGAAATTTCTTGGGTGGTTTTTTGAATACATCAATACATCACGTTTAATTTCAGCAACGCTGTATTTAGATGGGTCTTTTCCAAACAATACTCGGAATGTCATTTCTAAATGGTCAAGATTCATATTACGAGCTTCAATTAACGCATCAACTTCATAGTTGATAGCTTCCATTTCTTCTTCTGCATCCTTCTCATTATTTACTTCTTCAAAAACCACTCCATTCAAAGGGTGGTAATAAAGAAAATGTTGAAGAACAGGGTTCTGTTTAGGAACATGTAATAATCCATCTTCAAATACTACAGGTTCTAGGATAGCATTCCCGTCCTGTTCATCTTCAAATGGGCTCTTTTGATTTCTTGCATAACGCAAAGACCTATTTACGTTGTTTTCTTCATCAAAATACATTAAAGGATATCTTCTAGTATTTCTTGATGCCAATGTGTAAGACAATGGGGTCATCCCATTTCTTAATTTGTAGACTTTATCTACGCTATTTGTTGTTGCTTTCTTTTTCATTTGATATAATTTAATTTAAATTAAAAAGAGGAAAGTGTACTTGAGTACACTCCCCTCTATTTTATTACTTCTATTATGCTCCGTAACGGAATAAGAAGAAGTTGTTAGCACCTAAGGTACATACACAACGCTCAGACAAGAAGTTAACTGTCATTGCATCCAAGTCATTATTAGAAGCACCACCAGCAGAACCTGTAATCCAAGTTTTGAATCTACGGTCTTCAGTCTCAGTAGCTCTGTAACGAACATGCAAGAAAGGACGTTTTGCGTTCTTACCCATGATTTGGTCATACACGTTTGTAGAACCAGCAGGAACTAACAAACCAGAGATAGTACCGGTCAAACCAGCAGTTGTGTTTGTTGCCAAACCACCACGCATAGTAGGGTCATTCAAGTATTTCCAGTCAGACTTATAGAAGTCATAACCTCTACGGAAACCTGTGAAACCTAAGTTCAATGCCATCTCAGTATCATTATCGAATAAACCGAAAGATGCAGAGTTAGCAGAACCTCCTGATACATAACCATTCAAACCAGCTAACATATCATCGATATCAAAGCTCATGTCACGGTTAACAAAGATTACGTTTTCTTCGATTGAACCTTGTTTATCTAAACGAGAAACAACATTATCAAAGTCTACTAAGGTAGTTGGCGTACCACCACCCCAAACATTTCCACGAGTTTGAACTACATAGAAAATACCTTGTGAACCAATGAAACCTGCTGAGCTAGCACCTGAAGTACTTCCTGATGGAACTGCTTCAATCATTGCAGTCTCAAGGTAATCTTCAAAACGCAAACGAGTTTCATGTTCTGATTTCAAATACCACAAATAACCGGTAGCACCGTTTTCAGTAGTAACTTCAATCCATCCGATAGATGTCATATCTGAACCGTTAACGGCATATGTATCTTTCAAGATGATTGGGTTGTTAGTGAAGATATCATCTTCTGCATCTAAAGAACCATCCATTCCGGTTGTTCCTTTTTTGAATTCAGAACCATAAATAAATACAGTACACTGTGTAGATACTGCAAAAGTTTGACCACCATTTTCATAGTAAGCAACTGTGAAAGTGTAAGGAGCAGTGTAAGGAGTAGCTGATACAGCTGTTACAATCGCTTTGTTACTCAATCCATTTGAATTGTTTTGAACAAAGATGGTTTGTCCAATACGAATAGGCACACTAGTCACACCAGTATCATTGATAGTAAGTGTTGCTGTGTTAGAACTTACGGCAGCAGCTGAAGTTACGTTTGTAAACTTCAAATGCAAACGACCTTGTTCAGCCCATTTGATTTGGTCAGAGTTAGAAGGCATTTCAGCTCCCACCATACGGAGGAAAGAAGAAATAGTACGGTTACCATAACGCTCAAATTCTTTCTCATATGTATCAGGAAGATACGTATTTAAGAATGAATAACTAGTTAGGTAGTTAGTTGATAATGCAACACGTTCAGCCGCTGGCTGAAGGGCATAGGTAGGGGTGGATAGAATTGCACCTGACATTTTAGTAGTTTTTTAATTTGTTGTTGTTGTTGTTATCTATTTTTAAAGCTTCTTATTTTAAGATTCCTTCCAGAATCAGGATTCACTTCTTTAACCTGTACCCCTTCTTTTATAGTTGCCTGTGGTGCTATACGCTCTGACATATTAATATTTTTTATCTTACGTGTCACATCATCTGTGGCATCTGATTTACCTTGTTCATAAAAGAACTTGGCAAATTTTTCGGGGTTTAATGCTACTGCTAAAGCTTTGTGATATCCAACCGTATCTTTTAACAATCCATTCTCATCCAAAAACTTATTGATAAAGCCTGATGGATTAATGTGTTGTTTTTTTGTTTCGGTCAAATCCCCAGTAGAAAAGCGAATTTTTTTATCATCAATGTTAAATTCAAAACCTTTAAACTCTTCATTAAATAAATTTTCGGTTTGTTTATCAAACCATTCTTTTCTCTTGTACTGTTCTTCTTCAAAACTTTTAGCTTTCGCTATTGATTGTTTGTAGCCATCAATCTCTTCTTTATCAGAATCTGAAATAGAAGCCTGTCTTGACTCAAGTGGCATTCTGTACTTTTCTTTTTCCTGATTTAAATAGCTCTTGGCTTCTACAATTATTTTTTTCCTTGCGAGTCTGATTTTTTTAATGTCTGAGTCATCATCAATGTCTTCATCAAATCTGTAATCATCCATCATTGTATCAACATCATCATCATCTAAATGAGAATTACTATTCTTCAAATATCTTTTGATGATTTCATCTTCGCTCAAAGAATCAATATTTTCATTTACTTTTAGGAAGTCTTGAATATCTCTTCCTGTTTCTTTTTTGAATTTTAAAAATGCAGAAACATCCTCAGGCAAACTTTCCTGATTACGCTCTTGCATCAATTCATCAAAGGAGTTTATGTCTTTGTTAAATCTTTTACCAATATATGAAAGAACATCTTCCTCTTTTAGCTCTGAAGCAACCGGAGGTTCGGAGTCATAATTAATAGTTTCTATTGGGGCAGCAGACGTTTCTATATTGATAGGTTCTGCATTATTAATTTCTTCCTCATGTTTTTTTAACAGGAGGTTTTCCATCTCTTGAATCCCTTTAGGCTCTATTGATGCTAGTTCTCTTACTTTAATTTCCATTTGATTTAATTTAGTTATGGTACAAAGTTATATAAAAAAAATTATATGTTATCTAGGATTAAATTCTGCTAAGTCAAAACCATCTAAACTATCTTCATTTGATTCAAAATTAATTGGTGGTAAGTTATTCTTACGTTGATTAATTAATTTTGATTGTTGACTATTCTGAATAGATACACGTTTATCCTTTGATTCTTCTTTCATCTTATCTTTTTCAGATAAAGACATTCCTTCCATTTGTGCTAATTGCATATTAAACTGAAACTCTAATTGCATTAACTCTTTTTTTAATTCAGCTTCAGCTTGCATACGTTGAATATCGAGTTGTACCTCAGCTTGTTTAACGCTCATCTTCGCTTTAGTTTCTCCTTCAATTTTTGCCATAGCAGTTTGTGCTGACATTTGTTGAATTTGCATTTGTTGTTGAGCAGCGATAGCTTGTTTTTGCATTGCCATCTTTTCTTCCCTTGCTTGAAGTTTTGCTCGTTTCATTTTTAGCAATTGATTTGCAAGTTTAAGGTTTTTAACCTCACGAATGTCAATAGCATCTTCAAGGTTAATATCTCCTTTAGATAAAGCCATTTGGATGTTGGCTTCAAGTTGAGATTTTTGTTCTTCATCAGGAGATACCTCAATAAAAATACCAAAATCATAAATGTAAAGTTCACGTATCTCATCTAATAAAGATACATTATACTTACCTATTCTTGATACAAAATCTTCTTTAAAATCTGCATACTCTACAATATCAGCTATCCTATAAGTCAAAGCTTCTGCCAATGACCTATATATATATAATCCTGCATGAAGAATATGTCGAGTAGCTGTATTAGAATTTAATGCTGCCAACTTCTGTAAACCAACTAATGAATCTGGGTCTGGATTTGAAGCATCTCTTGCCTCATTCAATCCTGTTACTGAGCGTATCATATCCATATAATGATTATAATTAGCAATTAACATTTGAGTCTTTGCTGCCCCTGAGTTAGATGTCAACTGAGTTATTGGAACTCTTGCATTATTAAAGTCTCCATCCTGTGTATAGCTACGTCCAATTACACTACCTGTTTGAAAGTATAACCTCAAAGCATCTTCAGGATTATATGCATTTCCTGTACCCAAATCTACTTCATTTAACCCATCTGCATCAATAAACACCCCATCAGGAACTGTTCTTGCAATTACTTGCTGTAACTTTAAATGAGTTAACTGAATTAAATCAGCAAAAGGAATCATTCTTCTAACTAATGATTCAATAACCCCTTTGTACATTCTTGGAGCTGATGCGATATAATTAGGTAATGCATGTTGGGATGACGACTTTGGTCTAACCATGTTTGATGCAAGCTCCCATTTTAATAAATAGTTTGTGCCCATAACCATAACTCCATCATACCATACATCAATCTTTTTCTCAACTTTTTCAAACCCACCTTCTTCCATCATTTCAGCAGGAGGATTAAAGGTATCATCTTTTTCAATCATTTTAGTTCCACCATTGTCTAGCTTTTTACGCTTATATACAATTGTTTTACTAGTCTTGTAGTTGAAATATAATAATGTGGCAGTGTCCCTGTAGAAGATACTGTTCTCGTAGTATTGTGCAACATTGTAATAGTTGTACCATGTTTGACTGTATTGAGATATTTCTTGTAGGTCATCCTGTGTTAAACTTTGTTCTATCTTTAATAGCTCCGTAATTGGAACTGTTTTAATTTCTCCCCAGTAAAAACAATCTTTAAAAGTAGGGTCTTCAGTATAACTGTATACCACATTTGCAGGGTCAACATACGATATCTGCACTCCTGCTCCGGGAAGAAATTCATGTTTTACAACTCCAATTCCAATAGTTGTCATATCGTAATCTACACGTTTACGAGTATCTTGATATTTATTTTCGTCAAGTATTGTATTGATTGCTTCTTCTTCAGCAATCTCAATAGCTGGCTTATATTTCAACTGCATATGCAATTGTAGTTCTTCATCATTTTCAGGTAAGTCTTGAACATCCATCATAAATGGATTAACTCCTGAACGCTCTTTAACGGTCATTAACAAATCTTTTGCAGCAACTTGTCCCTCAACCATTTTCTGATAACTGTTTCTCTTAGATAAAGACATTGCATCTTGAGAATATGCTTTAATTTTAAAAAGCCTATCAGACATTCCATTAACAACGATATCCACAAACTTAGGGATAACTGGAACTGGAGTCCAATCTAAATTTAAATACGATAAGTCACCATCAATAGCTAATTCATTCTTATATTTTTGAGTAGATTGTTCTCCTCTTGCATATAATTTAAGTCTATGGAAATCTCTCCATTGACTGTAGTATCTACATTGGGTTCCATCTTTCCTAAACCATTCATACTGAATAGCTTGACCTATCTGTAACCCATACTCTTTTGTTTTCTTCACTGCATCAGATACAAACTGACCGGGGAAAGATGTAGGACTAATATCTATCTTAATTTCTTTCATCGTATTATTTCACTATAATTCCCATTATTGGAATACCTTGCAAAAGTAATGTTTATTTTGGATTTTTGTTTTTCAGGTAAATACACGTGTTTTTGGTTAGCCATAATTGCAAGTCCTGAACTAATAGATGCGTCAAACTTTGTACGCTCATCAATATCAAACTTAGCCCAATCCTCAAGAGTTCTAGTAAATGGCATTGTACCTATATCATCAGGGCTTCTATATATACCTGCAAAATCAAACCCTATATTTTTTTCAATATATGTTTCAATTGCTGAAGCATGAGCTTGCTTTATATCTTCCGATGAGTTAGGAATCCCTCCTAGTTCTTTTTCCGTGTTACTTAGTTTTGAAAAATGTTTATCAGGTCGGTTCAGACTAAACCCTCTATAACCTCTATTTTTAAAATGGTATAGTAATCTTGGTCTATTATTCTCCGCAAGCACAGGCATGCCATAAAATATACAAGCCATTAATACTTCTTCAAAAAAAATCTCTGCTGTTTGTGGACGAGCAATGTATTCTAAAAAGAATTGATTAGTAGGGGCATCATCCATATGGTATTTGGTCATCCCATGTAAGGAACCATTAGACCCTCTACCTCCTACCACAGCTGATATGTCATATGGGTCACACCCAAATGCTCCTAAATGTTCATTCCCCGGATATTTGTTTCCATTTCTCTGTACTACATTGTTTTGCATTCCCTTTGGTGGGGTCCAATTTATTAAAAATCTCCCTTTGGGGTCTGGGGTAAATACGACTTCTGTATCTTTTTCCCCATTTCTCCAATGAAAAGACCCACGAATTACAGAATAACTATCCATTTGAGAATCGTTATAATCAATCTGTTGATATATTTTAGTTAGATTGAACATAGCCTGTTTACTTTCATCTCTGAATGCATGAGACTCTGTTCTTGGATACTGTCTGTAATATTCATTCAAAGCATCAGCATCACTTTTTAACCCTTCTACCTCTGCCTCCCAATAATCAATAGCTCCAACTTTAATCCAAATTTCATCAATTCCTCTAACAGGGATAGCTGGAGTTTTTAATACAGGCATCCCATATCTATCAATAAATCCTTCCATATTCCATTCCATAGGAACGAATAAAGAATATAATCCACTCTTGGTTTGACCATTCGCATTTCTATGATTGATATTTGAATCATGATACATGTCTTTAAAGTTCTGACCCCCTTTGCTTAAAGCATTAGATGTAGAACCCATCATACATTTACCAATAATTTTTTTACCCAATCGAAGACATGTCTTAGTTACCCTCCAGTTAATTTTAATATTTACTGGTTTCACCCATTTACCACTCTCATCATGAATTAATAATAAAAGCTTTTCTCCATCATATGAGTTATCATCTGTGTTACGCCAATCAATTGTCGTATCCAATCCTGTCATCTCTTCTTCTTGTACTTCATGCATATTACGTTTAGTAATCTTAGAAGCAGGAATACGATAAGACAATTCTGTTTTAGGTTTGTCCATACCATCCATAACAGGCTTAAAGAAAAATGGTAATTTGCTATTAATAGGGACAACTTTGTCGGTAAACATTTTTTTAGCATCAGGACCAGTCTTTGAAAGTATACCAACCCTAGAATCCTTCGCTAATGTTGCAGTGTTTACACATTCTGATGATGCCATAAAAGAAAATCCAGAACGTCTTATCTTTAAATATATTATTCCATAACACCTATCATCTGCTTTACAAGCTTCCCAAAACAAATATAGTATTCTATTTGCCTCACGATAATCGGGGTAACCAACGTCAATACTTGACCATTGCAAATAAAACCAATGTGCTCCAGTTATGTATGTTGGTTTCCCATTGTTCATGAACCAATATCCTTGTTCACGATAATCAAATTGCTCTTCAATATAATTAACCCATTTGCTTTTGAATTGCATGGGCATATCATTCCATTGGAATATGGATTGTATTTTATCTAATTCTTTTGGCAAGGTTTCTCGCTGCCAAAACTGTTCTTCCTTTTTCAAGTGTACTTGAGTACACTTTTCAGGAGCCAATGGCAATGCTATATTTAATCCCGAAATACAAATTACTTCTCCAATCTGACCGGTGTTAGATATAACAACCATATCATACTCTTCGTTATAACCATATGTCCATGCCTTTATTCTGTTCTTAGATTTAAGAACTTGAGCAGGAATATAATAAGGCAATTCCCTGTATAAGACATTATTTAGACCTTCGTTCTGCAAAACCTATTTTACTATCGTTAATTGATACTCCTTTTTCCATCATATCAATATTTTCTTTTTCAGTTTCAATCTTATTTAAGATTTCAAACGCATCAAATATAGCTAATCTTTTTGTAGCTGCTGCATTCTTCAATCTATCAGCTGATAACTCTTCATCCCCTAATGGTTTTATTATATCTTCTTTAGCTACTTTTATTAATTGCTCAATAGCAATATGACCAGCATCTATGATATCCATTTTTATTTTCTTGATGTCTCTCATAGCTTCTTTAAAAATATTACTTGTACTAAACGAGAATGTTTTCCTTCCCCGTAATTATCAAATATAGCTCTTGAATGTTTAACATCTGCATCAAATGCAATCATTTTATTAAACTCAGCTTTTACTTCTATACTTATTTCATCATTGTTATTATAAAAAATAGTCCCATCATTTTTTGCTGGCATCTCATTTAGATATAATATGCAAGTGATATCTCCCATCATCTCATCAGTATGAATGAAATTAGGTTCGTCTTGTTTAAATGGTGACTGCCTTATAAAATTATATGTCAACCCTGTGTTTGGGAATTGATTCAAACAAAAATATGAAAACTCATCGTTATCTCTTGGTTGTATTCTTTTAAAAACTTTATCTCCATCATTGACATCTATGAATAGATTAGAATATATCTCCTCAACGTATTGCATAGGATTACTCAATACATTATTCTTGATTAATAAGTTCATAGCTTTACTGTTATTTGATGGTCATAAATCCTATAAAGTAATTGCCCATCAACATCAAACTCATATTCACTATCAGGTTGGAAGCATACTATATCACGCTCATTTACCCCCTTATCTAATAAATATTGACTTGGATATACCATCTCTCCCATAAGAGGTTCATCTTTAAATGGTTTAAATATATAAGACTCAATAACAGGAACAGGTTTTACAAAACAAAATCTGTCATGCGAATTCCATTTCCCATCTTGCTTATAAAGAAAAAACTGGTCAGGTTCAATAAAAAAGTAATCATCTCTAAAGAAAGATTTTCCACTTCTTCGTTTACCTCTTACATCATTATAGAACTTGAATACGTTATGATGTACTAATAACGTATCTCCGGGCTTAATTCTGCCCTTATATGCCAATGGAAGCTCTATAACCTCAGCAAACCTATTTGAAGCTTTGTGGTCTTCTTCTGATGTGCTTGTGATTATTTGTATACCAGCTATTTCTTTTGTGTTGCTATATCGCTTTCCTTCTATTGGCTTTGCTATAAAATAAAATGGGGACCTCATTAATAATTGATGTTATATTCAATTGATATCGGTATCGTTTGATTAAATTCTTTCCAAATAACAATCTCTTTTTTTTCGTTGATTATATAAATCATAATAGATTGCTTCTCAGAATTGTATTTAATCAAATGAATAGTATTAGTCCCGTCAAGTACAGCTTGACCAACAATATAATGCATAGCCCCACCCTTATAGTCGGGACCAACGGCTATCTTTCTGATATCCAAAGTCATTTGATTTGATTTGATTTTATTTAATTTAATTAGGTAAGCTTCCAGATATTTACTTCAGCAGAAGGTACAGCACTCCAACCACTAGTGTTGGTGTGTGGGGACAATCCACCAAAATTAACACCTGATGCATCCCTCATAATTTGGAATTCTACTGTAGTCCCAACAGTGGTAATGGTTATTGGCATTGTTATCTCGTAAGGGACACTAACCCCAGTTGTATCTAAATGGACACCTTTTACAGAACCTGATTGAACTCCTCCAACTAAAAATCTAAACAGAAGAACAGCTACCCCCCCAGAAGACCCTTGACGTTCAATATTCCCAAATCCATTTAAAAGATAAGTTCCTACTTGATTGAATGTAATGGTTCCACTTGAATCAATCATCACAGCATCAGTTGATATTCCTTGTGCTGCTCCGAATGAAACTTGTAAAGCTACTCCCAAACTACTTGGAGCTTGAGTAATGGTAGATGTCCCTGTTAATACTTTTACATATTGGGTGTTCTCATTAATAAGAGCTCCTACTTGACCTAACGTATAATTCTTGGTATTGTTTGAATCTGCCGTATCAGTCCCAATAAGTTTATCACTTAAAGACGGAGTGTTATCGGTGCTGTAACTACTAATCTTTGCCATATTTTATTAATTCTATTTCTTTTTCTTTGTAGGTAATATCTCCTGTCTTCATATTGATAATAGCATCTTCTCCATACTTCTCAATCATCTGCTTTTCCTGAATTGCAAAAACCTCACGGATATTGTTTATCCTCTTTAAGATTTCATACTTTTCAAGTTCAATATCTCCAAGAGACATTTTTAATTTTTGGAACTCAGAATTCATATTCTGCATAGTTGCCAACTCATCTTGTGTTACAACATTTTTAATTTTGTTGTTTCTTTCTACTTTTAGTGCCATGTTATTTAATTTAATTTAAAATTCTAGATATAATTATTCCCAGTATGAGAGATAACAGTACAAATATAAGCCACTTATTTAACTTTTCCTCTACGTATATAATATGTGGCTTAGGCGTAATGGTTCTAGTCTTAATTATAGTCTTAGGAGATTGAGATATAATCGTCTTTATCAAGTCTTTAACTCGAATTATTTTCACTTTAACACCATTGGTATCAATAACGATTGTATCTATTTGTCTTGTTATAACAGACTTCTCAACATAAAATGAATCTCTAACTTTAATAGTATCTGATAACGTAATTGTATCAACCTTACAAATAGATGGATTCTTTTTGCAAGCTTGCTTGATATGCCATTCAGCAGAGCAAGACGATATCAATAATATTAAAAATAAATATCTCATTTATTATTTGTGTATTTATCTACTGACGTGAAACCTAAAGACAAAATTACAATCCATTCTATTGACTTAATAAGGTCAGCACTTAATGTAATTTCGTATTCAGATTTTGCATTAAATATTAAAGTCCAAAAAAGAATAATAGCACCAATGATTCCTACGAATCTTTTAGAACTCCATTCCCCTTTGTCTCCTTTAAATAATTGGGATACGCTTAAAATCTTTTTAATTATAGTAATCACTTCTTGTTAGCTTTAACAGGTTTCTCAGTTTTCTCAGTTTTAGGGGCAGCCATAGGTACGTATACTGTTTTCCCATGTTGTCTTACTGCTTGCAACATTTGCTTTCTATTACGAATAGAAGAAAAAGAAACGTGAACCCATTCAGGATTCTCATTGCTACCAAATTCCCAAATCAATTGGTCAAACTCAATATTCTCAGCAATAGCTTTGAATACTTCAGCATTATTCATGTCCATAGAAATATCAGCAGCTTGACCTAATACATGTTGGCTACTAAGTGCTCCACCAATATATGAATTTAATTGACCACTTCTATACCCACTTGAAATAATAATTGGTTTTTTAATGATTGCTCTCAATGGTTCAAGAACATTCTCGCATAAAGCTTTTAAGTTATTAATTACTTTTTCATCATAAGGGGTATTATCAATACCTCTTTTTTTTGCAGTAAGACTATCAGTCATTTCATGCAATTTAAAATTTTCAGTTAAATTCATTTTCCTTGTCCTTTATATAGTTTTGAATAATTTTTACTTTGTTTCATATTGCTAACTTTTGTTTTAGCATGAATCCCCGGTCTACTTACTTTTGGTTTTTGTTTTAATTTTACTTCAACCTTTGATGAGTTTATTTTTGCCATTATTTTAATATTTTATTTTGTGGTTCAATAATAGACATATTTAAACCACCATCAACTCTGCCAATTTCTTTCCCCTCTAGGAAAACTATAACAGTTGGGACTGTAGTTATTTTCATTTTACTTTTTAACTCAGGGAATTTATCTAAAGACATATAGTAGTATTTCACTCCAGCCATTGGAACCCACTTATATGTATTTTGTTTATTCCAGTCGTAATTAAATTGAACTACAACTTTACCTTTGCTAATATCAGGTTGCCCTGATTGAGTTGGTTGAGTTGGTTGAGGTGCATAATGGTGAATTAGCGATGCCGTTGCTAACATAATTGCACTTGAGATGGCTAAAATAGTAATTTTCATTTCATTAATTTTTCTTCAATTTTTTCAAGACGTTGGTCAAGTTTATCTACTTTCTTGTCAATATTGTCTACCGTTGCTCTGAGCAATTCATCTTTTAACTTGTATTCCTCAGCTGTAACAGCAGCTTTAGGAAGTTGTTTAGCTTCTTCAATATCTGAAGATAACTTATAGTATACTCCCATTGTACTAACAACTCCTGCAATAATAACAATTAAAAATTCAAGATTAATGTTAAATTTAGTCGATTTATTTATTTCTATTGGTTCCATTTCACGGTATATTATTAGGGATAGGGGTAAACTCTATTTCTTGTAAAAGAATTAATTGGTCATGGATAGCTTCAAATGCTGGGTCTGTTAAGACATTTAATCCAACAATCCATTTATCAGCTCCGTCTTTAACAAATTCTAGTCTAGATAAACCATTTGTATAAAGATTTAATGCTTGATATTGTTCGGGGGTAGGAGTTAGTACTATCATAATGAAGCAATATAGTTTGTTAATGCAGTTCTAAAATTAGCTACTTCAGTTGGAGTTAATCCTGCTCCCCAGAAATCTGCTTTAAATGAAACACTTGAAGGGGCATGCCATTGTGGTGCTGGAACACCTCTTGCCATAATATAGATTGCAGATGATGAAGGTGTACTACTTGGAAAAGTTGTAAAACTTTCAACAACGCTATCTCTATAAATACGAACATCTGTATTAGATACACGAGTAACTGCTCTAAACGCAGCGTTTAAAATACTAATATTAATAGCACTACTATTATTTGAATAATATCCTTCATATCCTCCACCTACCCAAGTATTAATTATATTGTAAGGATTACTTCCTCCTCCATGATATCCAGTATTTGATGGTGGATTTGTAGTATTAGTTAACACTCCATGGAAAATAGAGTTTTGAGTTGCCTGAGTTGCTGCTGTTATATTCCAATGAGGGTCTATATAAGCACTAGAACCATTACCTGAATATCCTACATTAGAAGTAAAAGTAGGGCTATTTACAGCTTCATGCGTAGTTAGTCTTATCCAATCCACTAATGCAAAACTTGCACTACCATCCGTTTGGAAAATAGACAAAGAATCCAATTTCACCCATAATCCAGCAGCTTTTAAGTCTACTACAAATTGATTTGATTTTGTTTGTTGTCCTGAACTTGGAAGAGTATACCCCAAAGATGTAGCATAATTAAGAACTGCTTGATAAGAAGTATCAAGACCTGCTGTTGTTACGGTAATCGTATTGCTATAACCTGTTATC